CATCTTCGCTCTTCGCAGGAAGAATTCGTACAAGAGATGTCCCTTCTTTCGTAATTAAAAATTTACTGAGGAAATCTTTGTTACCACCGCTGTTTTGCTGGGTAACTTCCTCATATTTCTTTCGTAGTTCGTCTAAATTGACCATAGTTATAATTGTAATTATTGTTAGTAGTGAATGTGGGGGGTGTAGCGGGAATTACAGCTCTAGTACAAACAACTGGATAGCCTTATGTGTTTCGACGGCAGACCCTTTCTTCCTTCGGAACCTTTGTCCCCCACGATATATTATAGTTCGTGCAACCTCACTTCTGCACGTTTATTTGCAGACATTTGTACCAACATATCTTTTTGATGGTCCAAGGATGTTACCATATTCCTCGCCAAGTTGTATTTATGTTGAGCCTCCAAAAGCTGTGCTCTCAAATCGACTAGCTCCTGGACCGTTAGGACGTAAGCGTTCAAGGCTCCTTGCGTGGCTTTTGTACCTTGGCTGGCCAACTCTGCTCTGCGGAGTTCCATGTGCTTCGCCTCAAGCATTTCTAGTAAGGTACTAAGCTTGTCGCTTTTCTTCTTAGCGTAAGACAGAACCGACCCAAAAAAAGCAAAGATAGATGAATGCCGTTTGATTGCTAGGTCCATGGTATCTTCGTCAATAGTTAAGTAAGTCTTAGCGAGATTTAGATATTCCTCAGCTAAGCTATCGTAAGTGGTTTTAATATCAGTCATTGTTAAAAATATATTGAAAAAGTTCAGGGTTTAACCCTGCTAATTGAAAAATCATGTTAGAGATTACGGTTGTTAAGTATTCATTCCCTATTGTGGGTATTTCATCATCGTCATCAAGTCCGAAGATTTCCAAACCAATGTGGCAGAGTTCATGAAGTAGAGTACTTTTATAATCTTCGATACTTTGGTTCGGGTCTATGGTGAGTAATGCCTTTGGGAACTCTACGCACCCATACAGATTGTCTTTAGCTAAAGACTTCTGCGTGATTGTAAATGTTTTTATCCCAGTGTATACTGTCAGGGGATGTTTGGGTAACGCTCGTCTAGGACTCATACTTCCTCTGTCAATACTAAGGTTGAGTAATTTATTTTTGCAGGAATAATGAACCTTGCTTTTCCATTCCTAGATTTAATGATAAACAAACGAGCTAACCCCTCATCGAATTCCTCCTCTGTTTGATTTACTGAGAACACCAAATCACAAACTCTAGTCTTACCGTAAGAATCCGCAAGTTCCGCGTCTGTGATAATTTTAACCCGTTTGCCTTCCCTATTAGTTTGAGTAGCTGTCCACACCAAGCAATTCAATTCAATGGCCAAGCCGCGAAGCTCTTGCGCTTGTCGCTCTTGGTTCTGGTATTCAGGGCTGTTAGTGTCACTCGACATAAGCTCCAAATAATCAATAATTACCACGCTTGGATGAAAATCCTCATGGCTTTGAAGTTGGTTAATAAAGGCTCTGAGTTGTGTGACGCTGGCTCTTTTAGTAGGAAACTCTTTAATCCTTAGCCTACCTAGCTTGGTCGCCTTTGAAATTTCCCCAATACGAGACTCCACATCTGATACCCTGTTAGGGAGCTCCTTCTGTTTAATGCGGGTAAAGATACTGTCTAGGCGCTGTGCCACTCTGTCTTCGGACATTTCTAGTGAAATGTACAATACGTCGTGCCCGTCAATTACTGACGTCACCGCCTGATTAGCCAGAAACAGGGATTTGCCTACACCAGGAGGCGCTACCACCATAGCCAGCTCTTTACCACACAATCCCCCCTCAAGGGAGGAATTAATAGCGTTAAACGGCGTCTTATACTTCGGTACCAATTTCTGGTCTTTAAGCTTCGCCCATCTATCACCAATGCCTAGGAAGTAATCTACCCCTAGGTCCACGTTACGAGAAACAGACAAAGCGGACTTAATAGAACTCTCAACCTTGCCAAACTCCTTCCTCTTTATAAAATCAACAGACTCAAGGATAGCTTCTTTTAAAGACTGCTCTCTTGCAAACTCCTCTGCCCTATCCAAGTAATACTGACTATTATCAATGGAGCTTTCATCTAGCTTGTTAATACTACTAAGCTCTTCCTTGTAATCGGACATTAACTCATTTTGGCTTTTCGTCCGACGAATTTCTTCTAGGATAGCTTCGTCAGTTGGAAGCGTCCCGTATGATTTATAGTAATCAGTAAGAGCCCCCCACATACGCTGATGTTGGGGGAACTCGAAGTATGAGCTCCTCACAATTGGGTCGCACTGTACTAAAAATTCTTTGTCGCTTTTTGCAAGGTAGATTATCCCCCGCTGAATATTATCTGAAAATGAATAGGTCATTAATTTCTCCCTGTTGAACCAAAACCTTTACTATTTCTTATAGTCAAGTTTTGGGGCATTTTGAACTCCTCTTCAGAAATTTCTTCTATGCCTACCTCAGGAAGCTTATTAATCACCATTTGTGCAATTCTCTCTCCCTTTTTAACTTTACGGGAGCAATAAGGGTTAGTATTCAGGAGGGCAACTTTAATCTCCCCCCTATAATCACTGTCAATTGTGCCTGGGGCATTTGGCATGACCATGTTCGACTGATACATGGAACTCCGAAGTCTCAACTGCCCTTCGTATCCTTTAGGGATAACCACATACAGTCCAGTGCTTATCAACACAGCCTGTCTTGCTGTAAGGGTTACATCTTCGTTCGTTGCGATATCAAACCCGGCAGCCCCCTCGCTTTTATATTCGGGGGTTGGGTTGTCGCTCTTATTTAAAATTTTAATCTGAATCACCACGTTCTCCTGCTCTATCAACTTCGTCCTTAGTCATTTTTTTACCGGCTTCTTTCACCACGTGCTGTCCGCCCTTCACTCTTAATCTTTTATTATCCTCAGATGCCTTTTTCAAAGTACCTTCTTTCTCTAATTTCTCATATGGAATTTTCACACGAGAATATGGGGAGGCTCCGGATTTATACTCAAGAGCATTTTTGGTATTTTTTACCTCGTTCTCCATCCAATCCTTTTCCTGTGCCATTCTGCTGTCAGTGCCATAGAAGTTGGGCGTGCCTCCACCGAAGACAACCACTCCACCGCCTCCGGTCTTATTCTTGGAGTTATCGTACGTCAATGGGCATCTTCTTTTTCCACAGTCGGGGCAAGTAGTAGATTTATTCCTTTCCTCATATTTGCGCGGAACTGTGTGGTTGCCGTCACATCGGTTACAGTAGTAATTGTAATTTGGCATTATAACTCACAAACTCCATTCCTGCAAGTTTCCACCGATTGCGCGAGTTCCTCTAATTTCCCTTCTTGGATAAGAGCATCTAAATCCAAGCTGCTGTGGTCAACCGCTACAAGAGGTTCGTTACCCCTAGAACCCGCCCTGTAAAAGGTAATCCCTTTCATATCGTTCGCATACGTTAAGAGGTCATCATAAAGATTCGAGGGTTGAAAACCCACGGGAAGGTTACAAGTCTTCGAAACCGCCGAATCAATATACGATTGAACGACCGCCTGTACTTTAATGTGTTCCTCCGGTAAAACGTCATACGCGCCAACGCAATGCGAAACATCTCGACCTCGAAGATACAACTGCTTAAACAGAGGGTCAATAACAACAGTCTCATTCCAGACACCATCAGTCCCAGTGCGCCAACGACGCTTATATACAGGAGCAAATATAGGTTCGAGACCGGTTGAGACTCCCAATACCATGCTAATAGTTCCAGTCGGCGCAACTGTAAGTAAAACAGCATTGCGTAGACCTGTCTTTTTAATATCCGACCTAATGCGGGAAGGTAAAGTTTTAAAGAACTTTTCATCTTTCAGTTTAGTCCAATCATAGGCAGAAAAACTTCCTTTCTCTCTCGCCAAATACATCGAAGCTTTATACGCCTCGTTTCTTATCGTTGCGAATAGCCGTTCCAGGAATTCAAGGCATGACTCAGACCCGTACCTATACCCCGCCTTGATGAGGAAGTAGTGGAGACCGGTAATTCCCAAGCCGATACGCCGGGAGCGCATTCCTGCTTCTTCACATTCCGGAATCGGAAAATGGTTCGCAGTAAGGACGTTGTCCAAGAACCTAACCCCCGTGCGAACAGTACGAGCCATCCTGCGCCAGTCAATAGTCCCGTCAAGGTCAACCATATTAGCAAGATTGACATGGCCAAGGCAGCAGTTACCGTATGCAGGCAGAACCTCCTCCCCGCACGGGTTAGTAGAAGGCATATGCTCAAAGTAAGAAACGTTAGTATATTCGTTAGCAAAATCTATGTTGAAAATTCCCGGTTCCCCTGATTCAATTGCGTTATCTACGATACGCTCCCAGAGTTCGCGAGCGCGGATTTCCTTTTTCTTGGCTGTTGTAAATGTATCCGCATAATGTTTTAAATGGTGAAGTCGAGCTCTATCCAGAGCATCTTCTTCGTTTCGAGCGACCACATCAATGCCGTCGTTGCCCAACTCAGAGATTCTCTCTACCTCATATACAAAATATGTGTTCTGTCTGCCTCCAAATGTAAAATACCACTCTTCGTCCTTCTCAACAGCCTCTATAAATCTCTTAGTAATGGCCACTGAGATGTTAAAATTGGTTAGTTCATTTCTATCTAATTTAACGTGAAGAAATTCCAGGAAATCCGGATGAGTTATATCTAGGATAGACATGAGCGCCGTGCGACGATTTTTTCCGGCACGTACATGATTGCCAATCTCGTTAATCATGCGCATCACACTGATAGACCCAGGAGCTGAATTCTTAATATTTTGAATATTGTCTCCTTTCGGACGGACCTTAGAGAAATTGAATCCAATCCCTCCTCCCCCACAAGAAATCTTATACATATCGGAGATTACTTTACCAATACTTTCAACAGAATCCTCTGGGTCTAGAACATAGCAATTGAGCATGTTCTGTTTGCTTCTTCCCGAGCCAAACAGAATACGACCTCCTGGGCAGAAATCTCCGGAATGAATAGCCTCGAAGAATTTAGCCTCAGTCTTCTCTCTCATCTCCGGGAACTCGGGGTCGGCGGCTGCCTTAGCAACACGCTTGGAAAGCTCTTTCCACGTGGATTCCCCAGGATAAGCATACTTATCCATAAAGATAGTCTCCCCTAGGGAATTTTTAGGTAGGATGTAGCCCATTATCGTACAATTACGAGAATATCTTGTTCATTTAAAATGCAGAAAGTGTCACCACCACGAACGATATCGCTCCCAGTAAAGTCTCCCCACAAAATCTCATCACCTACTTCAACATCAAGGGGGATTCTATTTCCGCTGGAATCCCGAGAGCCTTGGCCCACTGCCATAACCACCCCTTCGTTAAGCTTTGTACTTGTTACAGACGCAGGCATGAGGATACCGTGCTCAGAAGTAAGCTCCACTGTAGCTCTGCGGACTACCAGATTGGTTCCGATTGGTTCTAAATTAAATTTGTCGTTAGTCATTTTACCGTAGTTATGTTTGATTTTTTAGTGACGTGAAGATTTTCAGACTCATCTTCAAGGAGTGATGTTAGATAGTCATTATGGGTAATCACAAATACTTTTTTGGTACTTGAAATGTCCATAATTAATTCGAATAGACCCTTTACTCCGCCCTCATCGAGCGAATCAGCAACCTCATCAAAAAAGATAAGATTAGACCTTTCTTTTCCAGACAATAAAAGCAAATCATTAAGACCTAGCATAATTGCTACGGAAACCTTTCTCTTTTCCCCCCCGGAGAGAGCATCGAAAAAAGTTAGGGTCCCCTTATTATAGATTTGTTCCTTCAAAGTTTCATCGAAAGTTACGGAAAAATTTGAAGAACTTAAAAACTTTAAATAGTAGTTTACACGGTCATTGAAAAATGAAAGAATATTTCGAATAACAAATCTTATAAGTCCTTGCTCTGAAAAGGCTTGCTCCCAGAACCTCATCATATCATAATATTTTTGGGATTTCTCAACCGCTTTCTGATGTTTTCTTAAAAGCTTAGTATGTTCCTTTCGTTGGGATTTTAGTATTTTAAACTCAGTATCAAAAGTTTTATACTGCTCAAACAGTTCGAAATCGTTAGGGGATATTACAGGGCCAAAATTTTCAAGTAATTGCCCTTGTTCTTTAATGTGTATTTGTTTTGCTACGAGGTCCTCTTCGAGTTTACCTATCTCTATATTCCATCCAGAAACTAAACCCCTCTCTTTTCTTGGGGCCTCGCCACAAAACTCACATTCAGAAATTTTAAAAGTTTTTAGCTTCGCACGAACATCGGCCATGCGTTGTTTGGTTTTACTAAGAGAATGGCTGGCAGACTCAAATTCTACTGCCGCAGAGTATCTAAGCTGTTCGTTCTCTTGTAGTTCTGCTATAGAATATTTTATGAACTTCTTGGCGACGTCCGAATCCATTAAAACCTTTGCCGCCCTCTTATTCTTTTTTGTTTTCGATATTTGCTCTTCCAATTTTTCTTTTTTAGAAAGCACTTCAGAACATAATGTTTCGGAAATCTTTTTATTAGAATAAGCCTTAGCCTTTTTAGATTTTA